CGGGTTCGCATAAGGGTCGCCGCTCCCGTTATAAACCCACAGGGTGGTTCCGGCACCTTTCACCGGTATTGCTGGATTTGGTACAGGCATATCGTCCTCACATTTCATAGGTAATGACATAAGTCAGATCGGCAGAACTCCACAGGCCCGCATCATCGTCGCGCCGGTAGTCATAGCCACTGGCCACCATACTGGTGATCAAATCTGACAGTGCCGGGATATCGCTCATCACCGGATAAATCCGGGACTCCATCCACGAATCCAGCTCTGAATCCGGCACCTGAGCAGGCAGGAAAACTTCGATATGCAGCTCCGCCTGCCAGGTATCGCTGTCCAGCTCTTCGCCCGTGTATTCAGCGCCGGTGAGATAAACGGCAACTGCCGGAAAATCCGCCTCATCAAAAACAGCGGGGCGACCATCAAAAAGCGTCGCCCCGGTGTCATGCTTCTCCAGTGCATCCAGTACGGCTGCACGGAGTTCAGTATGTTTCATCGCTTTATTACCATTCTCAGTTGATGCTGCAGCGCATAGCCCAGCTCTTTCGGAAGACGTTCACGCCGTATCCGTTCAATATTCTGTTTAAACGCCGTGGTCAGCGGCACCGCCATCGGGATTTTCACCACATCAATGGGGTAACGGTTTTTCCCGGCCACACGATGCATGACATGCCAGCGGCCATTTTTCAGTTGCTGAATAAACGCGCCGGGAATACGACGGTTTCCCACCACAAGCACGCTGCCGCCACCTTTCAGGGCTGAACGCTGCCCCTTTTTACGACGCCTGCGTCGGGACAGGACAATCCGCGCGTTACCCAGCTTTATTACGGGCAAATCCCCCCGGTTAACCCTGATTCTGGCCTGCGGATTTTTGACCGTGGCCCTTTTCAGCCTGGCCCTTTCCTTTACCAGTTTCCGGCGTACCTTTGTCTCACGGGCAACCTGTGACGCCGACTGCGATATCGCGGATGAAGCAACGCGGTTAATGGCCATTGCGGCGGCACCAGGCACCGCCGTTTTGCTGATACGGCTGAGGTTTTCAACGGCCTGCTCAAGACCTTTTATGGCCATACATCCCCCTTTCAGCGGCGACGGTTAACGGCAGGCGGTACGCCCCGCCCAAGCCAGAGATGACAGCTTCCACCATCATCCGGCGAAATCCGGTCTATCCAGAAGTTTTCCTCACCGATGGTCAGCGTGTCGCCGCGCCGCAGCTGCCGCACATCATCAGTCCGGACAAACAGGGACGGGCTGGAGCCTTCAACGCGTACGCCCTGTCCGGCATAGCTGATATTTTCAGGGTCATCAAAAACACCACGTATTACTGCGCCGGACTGCTCACCGGATGTCATGGTGGCTGACGTTCCCATGTACCCGCGTATCGTTTCATCGGCGCGGGCAATGGCAGCATCGAACAGGTTATCGAAATCAGCCACAGCGCCTCCCGTTATTGCATTCTGGCCAGGCCACGTTCTGTCATTTCGGCTGCTACACCGGCAGAGACACGAAACGCCGTTCCCGGCAGCACAAATGCCACAGGTTCATCCCGCGTGGCGTGAAGTGCATCGGTATGCAGCGTCACCAGTGCCACAACCGTGACCAGAGCAGCCGTATCAGTCACGGTATCCGTCTGTGCTGATACCACCTCATTTTCATGTCCGGTCAGCGCATTTTCCGGTCTGAGAGGGGTATCCTGACCGGCAGCGTCATCCGTGTCATCAAGCTCCTCTTCCAGCTCTGCCACACGGAGCGCCAGTTCTTCTTTCGTCCCCGTCAGGCTGACATCACGGTTCAGTTGCTCACCCAGCGACCGGAGACGGACAATCAGTTCATCTTTCGTCATGGACTCCTCCACAGAGAGAAAATGGCCCCGAAGGGCCACGATTACGCCAGTTGTACGGACACGAACTCATCAGGGTCAGCCAGCAGCATCAGCGGTGCTGACTGAATCATGGTGAACTCACGCGCCGGATCGCCGGTGGTCACCCAGTTTTTCGGGTAACGGGCAGAGGAGTTAATGCCTTCGCGCTGTGCGTCCGCATCCTGAATGCAGCCATAGGTGCGCAGACCGCGTGCCTGAGTGTTCCCCAGTACCATCGTGTTGTCCGGCAGGAAGTTCTTTTTGACGCCGTTTTCCACGTACTGACCGGAATACACGACGATGGCCACATCGCCATACATCCCCTTATAGGACACCGCTTTACCCAGGTCTTTCACCGCTGTCTCCAGCTCGGAATGAGAGCCGCGACGGGTATCCAGCTTCTCCTTGACGGCTTTGAAGGAACGGAACAGCGCCCAGCCTTTCGGATCAAACACGATGATATTCACCACACCGCTGGCGTTCAGCGCGTAGGCTTCGATATCGTCGGTCGGGTCATACGTGGACTTGTCGCGCTTGCTCCACTCCGTGCCACCGGACTGTGTGATGTTGTTCGCCGCACTGCGCCCCATATCCACCTCAACCGGATCAAAGGCTTCACCGGTCATGGTGTATTTGCCCTTAAGCACGGCAGAAACGGCCTGCATCTCTTCGACCTGGGCAATGGCCAGCTCTTCATCACGCATGTTCTGCATGATGATGCGACGGCGGCGGTAAGCCGGGTCCGCCAGATTCTGCGGATCTTCATCCGGCAGGCGACGCAGGGTCATCTGCGGATTCACCTCATGCTTCGGCTTGACATATCCCGGCGTAAATTCAGAGGTGGAGCCGCCACGGGAACGGATAACCTCACCGGAAACAATCGGCGAAACGTACAGCGCCATGTTTACCAGTCCCGGAATTTGTGAGAGATAGACTTTCTCCGTGGTGAAGGGATAGCTCTCACGGAAAAAGAGACGCAGAAACAGCGGATCAAACTTAAATTTCTGCTCATTTGCCGCCAGCAGTTGGGCGGTTGTGTACATCGACATAAAAAAATCCCGTAAAAAAAGCCGCACAGGCGGCCTTTAGTGATGAAGGGTAAAGTTAAACGATGCTGATTGCCGTTCCGGCAAACGCGGTCCGTTTTTTCGTCTCGTCGCTGGCAGCCTCCGGCCAGAGCACATCCTCATAACGGAACGTGCCGGACTTGTAGAACGTCAGCGTGGTGCTGGTCTGGTCAGCAGCAACCGCCAGAATGCCAACGGCAGCACCGTCGGTGGTGCCATCCCACGCAACCAGCTTACGGGTGGCGGTGTCCAGCATCAGCGGGGTCATTGCAGGCGCTTTCGCACTCAATCCGCCGGGCGCGGTTGCGGTATGAGCCGGGTCACTGTTGCCCAGCGGCTGGTAATGGGTAAAGGTTTCTTTGCTCGTCATAAACATCCCTTACACTGGTGTGTTCAGCAAATCGTTAACGGCATCAGATGCCGGGTTACCTGCAGCCAGCGGTGCCGGTGCCCCCTGCATCAGACGATCCAGCGCAGTGTCACTGCGCGCCTGTGCACTCTGTGGTGCTGCGGCCAGAATTCGGCGGGCCGTTTCCACGGTCATACCGGGAGTTTCTGCCAGCACGCGAGCCTGTTCTTCGCGTCCGTGAGCCTCCTCACAGTTGAGGATCCCCATAATGCGGCTGTTTTCTGCCGCAACCGCTGCGGTGATCTGCGCGTTCACGTCTGGCTGCGCCGCGCTGGCGTTTTCACCCTCCGTCGCTGGCACCACGTCAGTAACGTCAGCCTGCAAAGCAGTGGCTGAAACAGTTGTTGATTGAGTCTCTTTGGTCATTCGCCCTCCTGAGAGACGGGATTTACGTGCATCCAGTGCATCACGCATGACGGTGATCGCATCGGTGCTGTTAACAAGTTCATCAGCCAGTCCGGCATCAATGGCCTCCTGACCGCTGTACACTGCTGCCTCGGTATCCAGCACAGCCTGCACGGACAGGCCGGTATATGCCGACACCTTCTGTGCAAACATCCGGCGGGTTGCATCCATCCGGGACTGCAGTGTTTCCCGGACATCATCCGGTAGATGGCTGTAGGGGTTGCCATCCACCTTATGGCTGCCGCTGTAAATCAGCGTGATTTCCACGCCCTGTTTCTCCAGCGCAGCACCGTAATTACTGTGAGCCATCATGACGCCGATGGAGCCTGTCCGGGCGGTCTGCGTGACCAGACGTCGGGAGGCGGCGCTGGCAAGCAACTGACCTGCACTGCAGTTCATGTCGTTGGCCAGCGCCCATACCGGCTTTATGTCACGCACACGGGCGATGATGTCAGCGCAGTCAAATGCCCCTGCCACCATCCCGCCTGGCGTATCCATATCGAGCAGAATGCCGTCCACCATCGGGTCGCTGGCAGCCTGTTGCAGACGGGCGATAATGCCGTTGTAACCGGTCATCCCCGAATACGGCTGCAGCGCTCGCGTCCGACTGACCAGCGTGCCGGACACCGGCAGCACGGCGATGCCGTTCATGACCTGATAACTGCGGGCCTGTCGTGGTCCGTCATCATCAACGGATAACGCCAGCGCCGCGGGTGCCTCTCCGGCAGTCAGGCTGTCGCCGGATACCGCATCCGTCAGGCGGCTGATCCCAAGCTGGCCTGCAAGCGCACAAAAGAAAACCCGCGCATAGGCGGGTTCAAGCATCAGCGGCTCATTAAAGGCCATACTGGCAATATGCGGGAGATTACGCAGCTCTGCTGTCACTCTTCTCCTCCTCTGTTGATTGTCGCAGCCCGGATTCAAATGCCGCAGCCGCCCAGGCGGGCGGTTTAAGACCGGCTGCGCGGCGCTCCATCGTTTCACGGACCTGCTGGGCAAAAATTTCCTGATAGTCGTCACCGCGTTTCGCGCACTCTTTCTCGTAGGTGCTCAGTCCGGCTTCTATCAGCATCACCGCTTCCTGCACTTCTTTCAGACCATCGATGGCCATACGACCGGAGCCTATCCAGTCACAGTTCCCCCAGGCACTGCGGGCTTCCTGAAAACTGAAGCGCGCTTTTGAAGGTAACGTCACCACGCGGCGAACGATGGCCTCTTCCAGCCAGCACAGAAACATCTGGCTCGCCTGACGGGATGCGACGAATTTTCGCCGCCCCATAAAGTGCGCCCACGACTCGTTCGCGCTGGCCCGTGCCGTGGAGTAGCTCATCTGGGCGTAATTCCGGGAAAGCTGCTCATACGAGACACCCAGCCCGGCAGCGATATACCGCAGCAGTGACTGCTCAAACACGGAGTAGCCGTTATCCGTGTCCTGAGCTGTCTGCAGGTTCAGTGAGTCCCCCGGCATCAGGTGCGGCACTTTTGCGCCTCCCAGACGGACCGGTGCTGCGGCGTAATACGCGGCAATTTCACCAATCCAGCCCGTCAGCCTTTCCCGCTGCTCCTGACTGTTCGCGCCCAGAATAAAATCCATCGCTGACTGCGTATCCAGCTCACTTTCAATGGTGGCGGCATACATCGCCTTCACAATGGCGCTCTGCAGCTGCGTGTTCTGCAGCGTGTCGAGCATCTTCATCTGCTCCATTACGCTGTAAAACACATTTGCACCGCGGGTCTGCCCGTCCTCCACGGGTTCAAAAACGTGAATGAACGAGGCGCGCCCGCCGGGTAATTCACGGGGTATCCATGTCCATTTCTGCGGCATCCAGCCAGGATACCCGTCCTCGCTGACGTAATATCCCAGCGCCGCACCGCTGTCATTAATCTGCACACCGGCACGGCAGTTCCGGCTGTCGCCGGTATTGTTCGGGTTGCTGATGCGCTTCGGGCTGACCATCCGGAACTGTGTCCGGAACAGCCGCGAGGGACCGGTATCCCAGGTGGCCTGAACGAACAGCTCACCGTTAAAGGCGTGCATGGCCACACCTTCCCGAATCATCATGGTAAACGTGCGTTTTCGCTCAACGTCAATGCAGCAACAGTCATCTTCGGCAAACTCTTTCCATGCCGCTTCAACCTCGCGGGAAAAGGCACGGGCGTCTTCCTCCCCGATGCCCAGATAGCGCCAGCTTGGGCGATGACTGAGCCGGAAAAAAGACCCGACGATATGATCCTGATGCAGCTGGATGGCGTTGGCGGCATAGCCGTTATTGCGTACCAGATCGTCTGCACGGGCATTGCCACGGGTAAAATTGGGCAGCAGGGCTGCATCCACACTTTCACCCGGTGGGTTCCACGCCCGCAACTGCCCACCAAATCCGCTGCCACCGCCATGATAACCGGCATATTCACGCAGCGATGTCATGCCGTCCGGCCCCAGAAGGGTGGGAATGGTGGGCGTTTTCATACATAAAATCCTGCAGGTCCCCTGCGTCGCTGTGTCATGCCGGTCTGCACTTCCAGCTCCGCAATGTATTTTTTCAGGTCAGACACGGAAGTGGCCGTAAACTCCACTCGCCGTCCGCCTTTCTGTACCGTTGCCACCCGTTTTCCTGTCATCAGGTCATGCAGTGCCGCACGGGCAGCGGCAAGTTCTTCCTGTCGCGTCATTCATCCTCTCCGGATAAGGCACGGGCGTAATCTGCCAGTGTTTTCTTGTTGGTTGCTGCACCATCCTCTTCCTGCAGGCTCGCCAGCAGTGCACTGAGATCCAGCTGCCAGCGGGAAATACTGATGCGCAGCGCCGCCAGCGCATAAACGAAGCAGTCGAGCGCCTCATTGCGTCGCTTTTTGCTGTCCCACAGTATTTTTTTCCTGCCATCCACCCATTTTTCGACCTGCTCTTCAGCAGTCAGCTGCTGCGCTTCGGTCAGATCAAAAATATCCGGGTTATTCGGGAAGTGAACGGCACCGGGAAGCGGTTCATCCCCTTCCGGCGTCAGTGTGAAGCGGTTATAAATCTGCTCTTTCGCGGTATCCGTACCGATTTCGGTAAGGTAAACCCCGTTTTTGTTTCGCTTACGTGGCATGCTGGCCACTGGCTTTCCGTAGACGGATGCCCCTTTAATGGGGATCACCCGGAACAGCCCATGCTTTTTCGAGCGTTCATACACAATGGTCGGGTCAATCCCGCCAGTATCCCAGCAGATACGGGATACCGACATTTCTGCACCATTCCGGCGGGTATAGGTTTTATTGATGGCCTCATCCACACGCAGCAGCGTCTGTTCATCGTCGTGGCGGCCCATAATAATCTGCCGGTCAATCAGCCAGCTTTCCTCACCCGGCCCCCATCCCCATACGCGCATTTCGTAGCGGTCCAGCTGGGAGTCGATACCGGCGGTCAGGTAAGCCACACGGTCAGGAACGGGCGCTGAATAATGCTCTTTCCGCTCCGCCATCACCTCAGCATCCGGACGTTCGCCAATTTTCGCTTCCCATGTCTCACCGAGCGTGGTGTTCACGAAGGTTTTACGTTTTCCCGTATCCCCTTTCGTCTTCATCCAGTCTTTGACAATCTGCACCCAGGTGGTGAACGGGCTGTACGCCGTCCAGATGTGAAAGGTCACACTGTCCGGCGGCTCAATCTCTTCACCGGATGACGAAAACCAGAGAATGCCATCACGGGTCCAGATCCCGGTCTTTTCGCAGATATAACGGGCATCAGTAAAGTCCAGCTCCTGCTGGCGGATGACGCAGGCATTATGCTCGCAGAGATAAAACACGCTGGAGGGGTCATCCGGCGTCCATTTGAGGCCAAACGGCGTCTCTTTGTCGCCAAATTTAAGATACTGCTCCTCCCCGCAGTGCGGGCAGGCAACATGAAAACGCATAAAATGCGGGGATTCACTGGCTGCACGCTCAATCTGGCAGGTGCCTCTCACTTTGGGCGTGGAGCCACGGATGGACTTTGGCCAGACCGAGCCTTCAATACGTTTGTCGCCAAGGAACGTCGGAGAGCCTTCCTGTTCAATATCCTCATCAAAGGCAGCAAGTTCATCATAACCCGCCACATCCACCGACTTTTCACGGTAGTTTTTTGCCGCTTTACCGCCCAGGCACCAGAAGCCACGACCATTGGAAAAACGCTTCATAGTGAGCGTGTTATCCCGGTGCTTTTTGCCATACCACGGAGCCAGCGCCAGCAGCGACGGAATATCGCGGATGGTCGGCTCAACGTGGGTTTTCATAAAGTTCTCGGCATCACCATCCGTCGGCAACCAGATAAGGGTGTTGCGCTGCTTATGCTCTATAAAGTAGGCATAAACACCCAGCAGCATTTTGGAATAACCGACACGGGCAGACTTCACCACATTCACCTCACGGATGTAGTCGCTGCCCATCGCATTCATGATGGCCCGCTGAAAGGGCAGTGTTTCCCAGCGCCCTTCCTGGTATGCGGATTCTTTCGGGAGATAGTAACTGGCATCCGCCCATTCAACGGCGGTCTGTGGCTCCGGCCTGAACAGTGAGCGAAGCCCGGCGCGGACAAAATGCCGCAGCCTGTTAACCTGACTGTTCGATATATTCACTCAGCAACCCCGGTATCAGTTCATCCAGCGCGGCTGCTTTGTTCATGGCTTTGATGATATCCCGTTTCAGGAAATCAACATGTCGGTTTTCCAGTTCCGGAAAACGCCGCTGCACCGACAGGGGGATCCCGTCGAGAATACTGGCAATTTCACCTGCGATCCGCGACAGCACGAAAGTACAGAATGCGGTTTCCACCACTTCAGCGGAGTCTCTGGCATTTTTCAGCTCCTGTGCGTCGGCCTGCGCACGCGTAAGTCGATGGCGTTCGTACTCAATAGTCCCTGGCTGGAGATCTGTCTCGCTGGCCTGCCGCAGTTCTTCAACTTCCCGGCGCAGCTTTTCGTTCTCAATTTCAGCATCCCTTTCGGCATACCATTTTATGACGGCGGCAGAGTCATAAAGCACCTCATTACCCTTGCCACCGCCTCGCAGAACGGGCATTCCCTGTTCCTGCCAGTTCTGAATGGTACGGATACTCGCACCGAAAATGTCAGCCAGCTGCTTTTTGTTGACTTCCATTGTTCATTCCACGGACAAAAACAGAGAAAGGAAACGACAGAGGCCAAAAAGCTCGCTTTCAGCACCTGTCGTTTCCTTTCTTTTCAGAGGGTATTTTAAATAAAAACATTAAGTTATGACGAAGAAGAACAGAAACGCCTTAAACCGGAAAATTTTCATAAATAGCGAAAACCCGCGAGGTCGCCGCCCCGTAACCTGTCGGATCGCCGGAAAGGACCCGCAAAATGATAATAATTATCATCTATATGTCACAACGTGCATCTACGCCATCAAACCACGTCAAATAATCAATTATGACGCAGGTATCGTATTAATTGATCTGCATCAACTTAACGTAAAAACAACTTCAGACAATACAAATCAGCGACACTGAATACGGGGCAACCTCATGTCAACGAAGAACAAAACCCGCAGAACAACAACCCGCAACATCCGCTTTCCTAACCAAATGATTGAACAAATTAACATCGCTCTTGATCAAAAAGGGTCCGGGAATTTCTCAGCCTGGGTCATTGAAGCCTGCCGCCGGAGACTGTGCTCAGAAAAAAGAGTTTCTCCTGAAGCAAACAAAGAAAAGAGTGACATTACTGAATTGCTCAGAAAACAGGTCAGACCAGATTGAAGCAATTTAGATAATCGTGCAGACTACGCCCCCTCATATCACATGGAAGGTTTATCTATGGATCAGGTAGTCATTTTTAAACAAATATTTGATAAAGTTCGAAACGATTTAAACTATCAATGGTTTTATTCTGAGCTAAAACGTCACAATGTCTCACATTACATTTACTATTTAGCCACAGAGAATGTTCATATTGTATTAAAAAATGATAATACAGTGTTATTAAAGGGCCTAAAAAACATTGTGTCTGTCAAATTTTCAAAGGATAGGCATCTTATAGAAACGACCTCTAATAAGCTGAAATCCAGAGAGATCACATTTCAGGAATACAGAAGAAACCTTGCTAAAGCAGGAGTTTTTCGGTGGGTTACAAATATCCACGAACAAAAAAGATATTACTATACCTTTGATAATTCATTACTCTTTACTGAAAACATACAGAGCACATCACAAATGTTTCCACACTAAACCATAACGTCCGGTTTCTTCTACCCCTGCACCGGACTGGCTGACATGAAGAGCAACCCCGCGTTCAGTTGACACGTTAATAACCCGGTGTGCATCGTTTTTGATTATTCCCGCACACTCACGCAGAAGGAATTCCCCGTCGGGCTACGGTCATGGTTAATGCGGGAATACGGCGACGATACAGCGCATGATGTGTCAGGCTTGAATACCTTTATCCGTTAAAAGGGATATCAGTTAAGTTATCCCGTGCAGGGTATAAGCCATTATCAAGCCCCCCGTAGATAGGCTTTGTAATGACATCTTCAATTAATCAGCAGTTCAGGCTGTGTCACCTGCAAGATGTATTCATGCTCGACAGCCAGGACACGCTTCTCTTTCTTCCGTTCGTTCATTAACCGACTGCCGATCGTACCTTTCAGCTTTGAGCGTGTTTCTTTGGTGGCGTAGCGGTGCTGCATTTCTTCGCCAATTGCCATGCGGCGGCTCAGTTGCTCTGCCATCCAGTTGAATGCTGCGATATAGCTCTCCTTGATTGCCGCAGCAGCTTTCCCGGTGAACCCCATCACAACCATGATCCAGCCATCTTTCGTCAGGCTGTACATCGGGCGAACCTTGCCCTGCTCATCGATATAATCAGCCGACGCAAAATTGCGTTGGCTAAACTCACGCGAGCAATCAGCCTTAACCTGCTCGATTTTCCTGAGAACATCACCGTGTCGCTTGCCGAAGTACTTGGCAATTTTTCTGGATGTGGTAACGACCTCTCCGTTTTTGGCTTGCACCATTTCTCGGAAGTCGAAGGCTGGAATAACTGAATGATTATTCATAGCGTCTTTACCTTTTAGAAAGTGAGCCTGTCTCACAGAAAAGCCGCCCGAGAGAGGTCGCCACCTATAACGGCATTTCTCAGGCTCGCTTACTGAAAGGCTCTCGTTAATATGCGCGTGAGATGCGCTGTGAAATTCAGATATAAAAAGCCCCGCGAATGCGAGGCTAAATCCTGGTATTTGTAATGAACTGGCTCTTATCTCAACGCAGCCCCTTACTGCGCGCCAGATGCTCAATATCAAGCATCAGCAATGAGATGTTTAATCTGGATTTACTCCAGAAGTGATCACCACCCTGTCTACAGAGCCAGATGTGAAGGATGATGAGTAAAATTATTGCTATCATCGAAGGCATTGCGTCCTAATGTATTCCTGAAGCGTTCTCAGTGCTGTTTGGTCGCGGATAATTCCGTCCCGGATATCGAGAACGTTTCGTCCAGCAACTGGAGAGAGTTCGACGGTGGCATCATTGCCCATGCCGGAGGCGCTGGAGGTTTCGGCTGAGGATGGCACAGGGCATTTTCCTTTGACGAGCACCCTGCCACCATTATCAAGCTTCCGCAGAAGAGCATCATTTTCAGCTTTCGCATCAGCTAACTCCTTCGTGTATTTTGCATCGAGCGCAGCAACATCACGCTGACGCATCTGCATGTCAGTAATTGCCGCGTTCGCCAGCTTCAGTTCTCTGACATTTTTGTCGCGCTGGGCTTTGTAGGTAATGGCGTTATCGCGGTAATGATTAACAGCCCATGACAGGCAGACGATGGTGCAGATAACCAGAGTATAAATAATCGCTGCGACTCTGCTCACTGATCTATCCCCCAACAGGCTAATGCGCTTTCCTGGTCACGACGAATAACCTGTCCATAGCAGTTATTTGAACGTATGCGGCAATCGCGCCCACCATCTTTTATCCACCAGCGAATCGCCTCGCATGCGCCCTTACGATCACCGGCATTCAGCCGCTTATAAAACGTCGACGGGAAACACTTACCGGGGCCAATGTTATAGGGACAGAATGACGCTATACCCGCTTTCTGTGGTTCGGTCAGTGGTACTTTAATATTGCGCTCCACCCATGCCAGCGCCTTATCACGTTCAATAGCGTTAACCTGGTCGCATTTTTCCTTCGACAGCCTCATTCCCGGTATGACGGGCTTACCATCCACCATTGTGGCACCACGACAGATGGTCCATATACCGGAACCATCGCGGTATGCCGTTGTGTGGTTACCTTCTTTTTCATCCAGAAACTGGTCGAGAATATCAGGCGCAGGCGCACCGACGGCAATCAGTGCCAGAACGGCAGCCGACAGGCCGTATCTGATTTTTGCGTTCATGGATATTTATCAGGATTTATCGGTTTCTGAACCCTGGATATGTTTATCTGTCCCGGCCTGTTGAATCAGGCAAGGAATAGTTAAATACAATAGAGAGGATTGTTTATGGACAATAGCACCATTTCTCTACAGGAGTTGCTCGACTGCATTTCCAAGCTTCGGGATGATGTAAATGCCCTTACTGTCGCATTTTCATATCTGGCATTCTCAATTCCCAAGGAACAAATGCAACCAACACTGGCATCGCTCCAGCTTGAATCACTCAACCCCAAATGGTCCCAGCAACAACAAAATTCTTTCAAGTGGCTGGCGGTATTACTGGAAGAAAAATATGCTGGTGAAATTACCATTTCGGCGGAGTCTTCAGTGAACCAGTAATTCTTCCCGGCAGTTTTCCTTTGTAGGTTATCCACACACCCTGCGCCTCTAAAATTATGGGGCGCTTTTCCGGTGACTGCTCATCCCCTTCACATAACCCGGCAGCAACATCCAGGAAGACCTGTCTGATGCTCCTTCTGGCTGCTGCCTCATAAAACTCCAGCGCGGCACCTTCAACACGGTCCAGCGAGATGTCCAGGTCTAAAATTTCACCGTCAAAGCGTTTTTTGTCCCGTAACGCTAAAGTTACCGTAACTTTATTCTCAAAATTGCGGATCCCTTTCACAATCAGTTCATAGTTTTGAGTCATTGAATTACTCTCCCCGTGCCGCCTTACGACGGTCCTCTCTGATTTTGAAATACAGGTTAGTCAGATATGTCAGCAGCCCAAACAGCAGACTTCCCAGCACGCCTATTGCCGCCCACTGAGACGGGGAAACCCTGTCCAGCAACTGCAGGAACCAGTAGCCCGTTCCCACCGCTGACGTGGTGTATGACACACCTGTTGTGATTTTTTCCATCTGGTCCATACCCCGTCTCCCGTTATCCGGAAGCTGACAACAATAAAAAAGCCACCAGTTAACTACTGATGGCTCTGATAACTCATGCAAGCGTCTCAGACGACCCACTGACACTACCGGTGAGTTTAACGATACCTTCCATTTGACTGGCTCACTTTTTATGATGATGCCGGTGCATTTATCTCCAGCGCCAGACTTTCTATCTCAACGCCATACGTTGCATTTTTGGTAATATCCGTCAGCGTCAGTGCATTTAGTCCCACTGCCAGACTGTCTTTAATGGCCTGGAATGCCGGGCCAGTACGATGACGTAGTATCACTCCGGCTCAGTTGCACCACTGACCACCACATCACCTTCTGCTGCAATCGCCTGCATCAGGGTATAAGGGGTTATGGCCACCGGACTACCAAACGGCTGCCAGCCCTCTTTCAGTTTATGTGTCAGCTTTTCCGCAAGATCTGACGGCGGCGCCGCCCTGACAACATCATAGTGTTTAAATGCCATGGTTCTTTCCACTATCTGAAAAATAATTCTTTAAAATACCTGACATGTAATACAGAAAAAACACAAAACTATACCTTAAATAAAAACCTGATTATCAAGCAGATATGCATGGATAAACTACAAGACGAGATATAAACCACCCTGCATTTAAATAAACAATAAACAACATCAGAAAAATAATTCTGCTCTATGGTTTACATTCAAAAATATCATTTATACTTTTCAGGACATCACCAGCAAGGCATAAACAAGGAAACCAAATGAAGTGGATTGTGATTGATACAGTTATCCAGCCATCATGCGGAATATCTTTTTCAGTCATATGGAGTAAAATAAAATTAATAATCTGGTATCAATCGGATGCTTTCTTACCTCCTGAAAGTATATTTACACTGACTCACACAGGCATCATGCTCAATAACAAAGTGCTACCTGTAACCATTTACAACGTAGTACCATTCAATAAAACATTCTGGAATTTAATCAAAAACAGCCAGGAATGCCCTACAAATACAGATAACGTATTGAATGAATGCTTTAATAACCGTTGCACTCTGCAAATATGTCCTTATGGACTAAAACAACAAAGTCCATAAGGAGTTTACTCACATCTGACAAAATCAATATAAACAGCCCCTCCGGAGAGGGGCTGGAGAGTGGCGCTATGTGCCATTGCATGGTGCCGGGTGCCTCCCGGTGAATTCAGTACCAGCACCTGAATCCGCGATTATCCCATATACCTACTCGCTGATTGCCCCTCCGCACAGGGGGATTCACCATGCCAGTTTCTTTTAACAAACTCCCCGCAAACCAGACAACAGTCAACCGCCTGAATTGTGAAGTATTTAAAAATTTCTCCCGCTAACTGATACCCGGCTAACAGTCTGGCGTTTTCTTTTTCAGCAACGGAAAAGCAACAACCACCACACCTGCCACCAGCACACCGTCAGCCAGCACTGACATTATCCGGCTGCTGCAATGCCATTCACAAAAACAGTAAGCAATCACTTTTTACCGTAACAGGTGATAATCCAGATATGTATCTACCCCAGATGAGTAATCCGAAGTTCATCCATACCACAGGTCCTGGCTATTCTGTTGTACTCCTGAACAAGAGCAAATAATTCTGAATTAGCAACCATGAACTCATCGCTAACCCTCTGTATAGCATCACTATTCAGAATAATAACGTCTCTTCCCGAAAGACGATCAGGAGTACAAAACAAAACTGTCAAACGGCTGAAGGCCTTTGCTCGTGCTGCATTGACTATATCAATACGCTGCCTAAGGATGAAACACCCCGACGCCTCATCAATATTCACTCTACCCACACCATATGAATGATAAATATTTAATGCTGAAAAAACCATTAGACGGTATAACAAACACTCAATCAATACTTAACAGAACTTTTATTTTTGACAAACATATAATATTTTCAACAAGATCCTGAGCCAAGTATATTTCAGTATAAGGCTCTGCCGGAAGGAATCTGGAAGAATGAATATGGCGCGCTGTACTGGATTTGAACCAGCGACCTGGCGATTATGAGTCGCTCGCTCTCACCACTGAGCTAAAGGACCGGGAGCAGAATAATAACGGTCCGTAATTAATTCCGCAATAAAAAACCCGCTCGGCGGCGGGTTGTAGAAACTCTTCTAACGTCAGGCATAAAACGCCCATCGTTATGACGAATTTACCACAGATTCCGGAAAAATCAACCTTGTTACCTAGTTACCTTTTTTAACTGCCGCTCAGCCCATGCTTCTTCAATATCAAACCGGGTCACCAGCGCATCATAGAATTTCTTAACTGTTTTTTCCCATGACGCGCGTGTTATCTGGTTTGTCACCTCGCATATAGCATTAAATGCCTCCGTTGATGGTAGCCTTTCATAGCCACGACCACCACAACGCTGGCAGTCTCTGATAACAGGCATACCACGTTTTACCGACTCTTCACGATGAATGGCGACACCACGCCCACGGCAATCCTTACAGGCGGTGGAAACCTCACCCTTCCCGCCACACTCCGGACAGGCAACTTTTACCACCTCCCTGACTTTTTTCCATTCTTCCCAGTAAGACGGATACACACCTTTCGTACACTTTGCCCATACCGGCGGCTTACCATCCGGATACTGGACCTTGTTTGTAAAAACTACGCTTTCAATAAATTTTTCCCCATAGCAACAAGGGCACAGCTTTTTACTCGCTGCGCTGCGGGCATAATCCTCAAAAGCGCACGAAGCCATAATGCGCATCACTACCGGTTTTATTTCTGCCGGAAGTTTTCTCAACGCCGCCACACGATCGCACCGACTGAGTGCATAATCTGCCAGTAATTCTGTTGCCCGCGCCCTGTCATTCATACTGATGCCCATCTTCCCCAGGAACGCAGAAAACCCCATCTCAGCCCGATTCTGTGTCATGCCCTGCGCGGCCATCACATCAGTGATACTCAGCGCATCTTTTGACGTTGAGGCCGATGCATCGGTCAGGCAAGGGGATTTTGGGGAGTAGTATTTCGGTAAATCTTCCAGTTTCATTTTTTGACCTGCTCTTCATGCATTATGGGGTAAATCTTCACCCCCAGACGTCCACCAGATACTGGCTGACCACGAACGATATTGATTTCATCAAACTGCTCATCGTCCATTAACACTCCCGCATGCGTCAGCGCATCCAGCGGTGCTTTCAGGATATTGTCCAGGTCGCGACGACGCTTATCCGGTGGCTCTGCAATCACCTTTATCGCCAGCCTTCCGGACAGGCTTAATTTCAGCCGCTGCTGGCGAACAATAAGCGCCACAGCACGGCGATAACGCTTTCCCTCCTCCGAGATAAAATATGTGCTGCCACGGCGTCGCCAGTAAGTGTTCACCGTCGGCGGGTAAGGTAAAACCAAATCTATGAGCATCAGTCACCTCTTTTACCCAAGCACGCCAGTTGCAAAGGCGTGATCAAGAAAACGAAAAATTAAATCAACCTGAGAACCATGCTTTTCTTCGAACGCCAGCGGATCCGCATGAAGCTCGTTGTGATGCTCCCGACACAGCGGTAGCGTGAAAATATCGTGAGATTTTGTCCCCATTCCGCCCTGACCATGACCAATCAGGTGATGGGGATCGTCGGCTGGCTTACCACAACACGCACACGGCTGTGTCTTCACCCAGCGTGTGTATTTCTCGTTAACCCAGCGGCGACGTTTAGGTCGTTTCATGAAAGATTCCGGAGACTCAGGATCAACGGCAATGCTGACCACCGTCTTTTCCTGTGGTGGGTTCTGTTGCTGGTGGGCGTGAGGCAGCGGCGCAAGATTTTTTGTGCGCTGTTTCAGTATGCTGGTGGCGGTCTGCTCTCCCGGTACGATGTCGCTTTCACGGTACATTGAGCGGATTTTTTCCGCACGCAACCCCAGCGAACGACGTAATACCGCTTCCGGTAGCGCGTCCGCCACCTGATTGCGGACCGCCCACCAGGATAATTCAGCCAGAGATAATTCACGCTCCTGCGTACCGCTTATTGCGTGACCGATGACGTCAATCATCCATGCTGACAGGTTTTGATGAGCAAGTTGCTCGAGTGATTCGGATGTCTGGTCACGCAGCTGGTTGTCGCAGTGCCAGCACAACACCATTGCGCCGGTACCATAACGGTGAATGACGGTTTCGCTGTGATGATAATCGCCGTGTGGCCACTGGCAGGATTTAATATGGCGCAACAGCCAGTCAGACAATGCACCAGCACCACCAGCAGCACGAATCACCCGTGCGTTACTGAAAAACGGCAGCAATGTTTTGTCTTCCACCAGCGGCTGGCGAGCGGCAGGAACGACCCCGGACGGCAGATTACGCATGCTTTTCGGTTCCGGCTCCACCAGTAACCGGGTATTGTGGAATACCGGCATGGATTCACGGCCCGGCTTAACGATCACCAGCCCGAGTTCCGGTACCAGAACAGGTCGAAGTAATACCCGCACGTTACCTCCAGATGCGTTGCTGGAATGTGTGGGACGGACGCGGCGGGCGTTCGGAGTAAGGCAATCTGACTGAGATTATCCAGTGACGGTAGTCGAGGCTAAGGGCTTTTTTAACCTCGTATCCGCGCCTGCGGTAACACTGAATTATCCATTCAGCCTGCTCTTCAGTGCATGGTGGATGCTGGAACCAGTCCGATTTGAATGCATGAAAACGCCGTCCGCACCTGCTGGCAAAGACGGCAGAATCATCAGAATTGTGTAATTTGGTATCGTGCGCCATCGGTTGTCTCTGCTGGCGCAGCAGGTGCCAGTTGTTCAGGCTGGCGTATAAAGTATAAATAAACTGGTTCCAGTGTAAAGCCCCTACATTAATGGAATAAAAGTCAAACAACAGATTGTTGGGATAAACACAACGCTTATTATTAAAAGCGATTAGATAAATTAAATTTTAATGTTATGCAATTTTACCAGATCACCATAACATCTCGTTTGAAACCACCGAAACAACAACCATATCAATATTGATTATGTTAAAGTGAGTAAATATGGAAAACAACAAATCTGCACATTACGCTCCTTTTTTATCTGTGATACTTTTTGTTTTATGCTGTGTGTGGGCATTATTTTTATAAAAATATTTACAGATAAAATAAACCCGCCGAAGCGGGTTAAGTGCGGGTGCATTGAGGATGCCTGACACATCAGAGGTGGCGAGGGATTTCTCCCTCGCCAAGTCTCTTACTCCTCAGGTTCGTAGACTGTGAAGACAGCGACCTCCGTCTGGCCGGTTCGGATTCGTACCTCGCAGAGGTCTTTCCTCGTTACCAGTGCCGTCACTATGACGGTTAAACAGATGACGATCAGGGCGATTAACATCGCCTTTTGCTGCTTCATAGCCTGCTTCTCCTTGCCTTTCGGCACGTAAGAGGCTAACCTAGATTTGCCGTTCATAGATTGAGCCTCAGATTAATGTTAAGCGTCTTGCAGGACGCGTAATGTTAACTGGGGCTTTTCTCTATCTGCCTTTGGTGTTCATGCCTGAGACAGATAGCCTCAAGCACCCGCAGCCATTCTACTTAACTCCCGTTACCTCGCCAATATGAAATCAGTCAGAAAGGCGATCCATAAGAACAACAGCAAGGCAATAAATTGCCATTACAGCAGCAATAGCCAGCGCACATTTGAGAACCAGCACCACAACCTCCTGTATTGGACGTACACCAGTCCTGATAAATATGAGGCTGTCTCGTCAGTGATTCAATACAACTATTGGGTATAGTTTCTGTGATTTTGTTCTGTAGAAATGGAACATAATAACCTGTCACCACCAGCACTTCTTTAAATACGCCAAGTCCGACGCAAGCTAACCTTCTAGCCCGCTTTGAGCGAAGAACGGACTGAGTAATTCAGGCCGTTAGCGACACTATGACATCATTAGCAACCAACTAGGAGTTGGTAATAGATGAGTTAATTAATTGATTAAAAACCGACGATTTTACTAGATTACGGGAAGAAGAAAGGCCGCTGGTACGGCCTCCCAGAGACTAGTCTATTGTTATGCTTAGAAACGCTTTTCTATCTCTTTTTCTCTTTCGTTTATTGCATCGTCAATGATTTTTTTTGCTGAATTAATTTGTGGTGTTTTTTCTGGTAATACATCTTCAAGATCTTTGGCAATTTTCTTTAATTTATCGATTTCTTTAGTTAAATCAGTTACAGATTTATCCGCTATTGACTTTGTCATTTTTCCATATTCCATTCAATTTATTTATCAATCAGTTACCCGTAAACCTTATCATGGATTCCAATTATCGACAGCTGGGATTTTTACTTTCTTGATCTGCCCCAGGCGAATGACATATCCCCATTAACCAATGTCCGCTCCTAGCACTTAGTAGACATTAATAGATTGTAAGCGTTCCCGTCATGTAGCGGTCACCGATTGGTGATGAATTGAAGCGGATCATTGATGAAAGTCGCAATAACGTGGCCAGCCCATTTATCGTTCACCAGATCCCGGAACGGCAGGTTAAACGCAGCAAAGAAGTTTCTCATCCCACTCAAGTTGCACCAGACTATTTGAGTCGGTCGTTTTCAGCTACGCGTGACAAGCTGGGTTTATATGACAAACGGCCGATGGATGAAAGGCCAACCTTTCACGAAATTCGCGCCTTAGCAGCACATCTTTTTGATCAGCAGGGCATCGATCCACAAGGACGAATGGCACACAGCGATGCGAAATCAACTAAAATCTACACGCAAAACCATATCGACTGGGTTGTAGTTCCACATGGAGAAATTAAAGCCAGCTAGCACCAAGTAAGGCATAGAATTTTATTAACCAAGGAGCATATGACCAGTAATTAATTCTTACCGGAAAGTTAGCCCTGCTAAAATTAATATTAACAAATAAAAAAATAGGGGCAAATATTTATATTTGCCCTCGCAACATATTTATCTTCTTTTCAGTTCCTTGGGAAGAAAAGCATCTATTTCTTCTTCAGAAAATGTTAAATCTTCTTTGTTTTTTAATGCGTCCTGTGCTTTTTTATAAGCTTCAAATGTTGTACTAGGAGAGCCTGAATACACTGAATGTAAACTCTCGAGTAACGAATCCCGCTCTGACTGCAATTGCTCGATTGGTTTTTCACCCATTGCTAAGTCTGTAAGCAATGATAAATACTTTTCTCGGATTAACCAGATCTCATTTGCAGCCTGCTTATGTTTTTGCGCCAACTCACCAAGGTCATAATCTTTGGTATAAGCGTTAAGAATGAGAAGCAGTGTTGATACAACAATCCCAACCCCCGTGCCTACTTCACCCGCGCCGAAAAAAGTTGCTAGAAAGCCTCCAGTAGTTAAGGCGGAGAGAATTATTTGCCAAAACTTTATAGAAGATAGTCGAGATAGGAGAATGTCTGAGCATTTTTCATGCGTCTTATGTGAGTAAACGACCCGACCATAACACTCTCTGATCTGCCCTTCTAAAACCCTTCTAGATTCAGGTGTATCCTTAGTCTGGAAATGTTGATCCATAAATCTCCCGCCATTTTTGCTTAGCCGACCATTCGCGTTTTGGGGTCGCCATTTCATGCTCTATAGCTTCGAGTGAAATGTTATAGCACCGTTTTGCTTTATATTGGAAAAGCCCTTTACCATAGACATACTGACCACTTCCTGGCGCTTTCCAATACTCCTTACTCGTATCTTGATCAGCCATCCATTTGAAGAAATCACGACTCATGAAATCGTAGTAAAGATACGACTTATCTCTATGCGCCCAATTTTCAATGAATTGATACGCAAGCGTATCAATGAGTAAACCACTTATAGGTACATCCCATTTACGCTTCCAAGCTCTTGCCATTCTACAAAGTTGCACCAAATTGTTATTGGTAATGTTATTTCTTAACCTCATTGCAGAAATTTCTGGCTTTGGATTTGTAATCCTCCAACGGCCACCACCGTTCGCATCAGGAAATGTGTAACTATCACTAACATTGAGGAAAGCTGGAACGACTTCAAATGTAATTCCATCATTGAACGGTACAAGGATCACTTGACCGTCACCTCTAATACTAGTGGTAGCATAGGTTTTTTCAATAGATCTCTTAACCGCTTGAAGCAATGCTGACTGCCCATTTCCTAAGTAGCTATTGTATTTTTGATACTCGGAATATGGTAGCTGAAAAATCATATCCAGATCGCTCAAGCCTTGCGTAGCTGTGTTCCGACCATATGATCCAACGTAGAGACTATGAGAAGTATCAGAACTGCTATCCCAAAAATCCGTATTTAAACGCTTCGTTATATTCCTATATCTAGTTGAAATTGTTCCACCATCTTTTACAGTAAGATTGGAGCAAAATCCGCAAAACCACTCAGCTAAACCCATGCTCAATTCCTTTTCTAAAATCTAATGAAAAATTCAAGGGCGCATGTTCCATGCATCATTGATAACTTTTTTCAGTCAGCTAGAGCAACATAATTGATACTAACTAGCTGTTTCTTCAAGTGAGTAACCTACTTTAGCATCAAGGTATTATACCTACCAAGCATGGGGAGAAACCACCACTTAAGCCATTGAAGTATATAGAGCAGATTTTGTTGAAAAAGCACTGTTTGTTTATACATATGAATAGTGCTTTTAACCAGCAATAGCGCGGCTCTCAGCGTTTTACAAGCAGTGTCATGGGGTGTCGGGGATCGGAAGTTCAAATCCTCTCGTGCCGACCCAAAAGATTATATAAACCAGCCTGTTATTGCTGGTTTTTTATGCCTACCTTCCTGGTAGGGAAGCTATGGGGAATTACTGGGGAATCCCCCCTTTACCTGCTCCCATTAAACTAACATAGCACGATGTAAGCAACTTCCGCTTCTGGCACAAAGCGGACAACCACGCTAGCTCTACCCTGTGCCACAAAATGTCAATTTACATCTGAACTAATGCACTTTAATCTCGTCACTTCAAAAAATACCGAACATCCCCCTGATAAAACGACAATATCCGCTGCATAACTTCGCTTTTACGACACTCAGTACAAATTATATTATGACGCCTGTCGTAACGACGTATTTCTCCATCAGGTAATGACCAGATAAGGTCCGGATCAACCGCAGATGGTTTCTTCAGCTTTGCCCTTGAGAGCTTTTTACGGGCATTTTGCCAGTCCTTACGCGCCTGTTCAGACGGGAATAACCCGTAACCAGAGTTGTATACATCGCCACTGGCAACCAGCTCTCTGGCCAGAACGCTCATCAGATATCTTGTTGCCCCAGTTTTAGCTTCCAGTTGTCGTAACGTCTCGCGCCCACTCTGGCGTACGAGTTCAAGAACCTGCCCTTTAATTTTTTCCCGCTCTTCTTGTGTAAAAACTTTTGCCACAAGCCCTCCTGAAAATTACCTCATGACCAGAAATACACACTTACCCCCTGAAGCCCGGTGGAATTTCGGTATCCGGTTCAGAAATATGATTCACACAACGCTGGTTGTTCGTACCGCTTACCGGGAGCAACCAGGGGTTTTCAAAATTCCGGTCCGGTCCAAAAAACGTCGTCGCTCGCTGAACAAATTCCGTTCCCGTTTTCCCGGTAGCCGCCAGGTATCTTGCGTAACGCCTCACACCATCCAGCATGGCCTCTGGTGGCACCCCCTCGCGTAATCTGGCCTTCCAGGCACTGAAAGCGGATTTCTTCGGGTTTGCCCCAGCACGCAACGGGTATTCCCGCCAGACCTGTTCGAACACATCCGGATAATCTACTCGCCCCACAGGCTGCCCGGTGTTTTCCGGGACTACCCGATCGGCTTCCCGCTGAATGGCGGAATCGGCTTCAGGCTGCTGCAGTTGGTGTGATTGCTCCTGCCTTGCGGTCATCACCTGCTGCACAGCGCCCGAATCGGCTTTCAGCGCATACGCTGAATCGGCTTCCGGTGTCGTGCCTGCTGGCTGACCAGGATTGACGGTCTGAACATCCCCTGCCTGGTTCGTGGCGTTTTTTACGCCATGGACCATAGTGTTTTGATCTTCTTGATCTGTATCTTTATCTGTATCTTTATCTGTCGTGACTCGTCGTGACATGTGCGTGACATTTCGTGACGCGCCGTGACAATCGCCATTTTGTTCCCGCTTTCTTTCCCTCTCTCGCTGCGCCCTCTTGCGCTCTGCAGGAGATTTTGCGGTTTGCGAAATATTGCCGTTGTCCTCTTTAAGCACCTGGCGTTTTTCCCATCCAGTGATTAAATCACCATCAAGTACCCGCCCCTGCATCGTCTGCAAAATTGAATCAATTACCTCTTCTGTCACGTCGAGCGCACTTGCCAAATCTTCTGTCGTGACATCAATGTGACCTCGCGTGACATTTCGTGACGCGCTCACCAGGAGGTGGATATACACTGCCATCACTGTTGCAATTGACTGCCCTGACACCCTGGCAATTGTTCGCCACTTAGGGTCATTTGGCATGTCATGCCATAATCTGAGCCAGGCGTTAGCCATACTCACCTCTTCTGATACCGAATCTTTTTACTCACGAGTTGCCGGAAGTGATTCGATATGGCTATTGTCAGTCAATGTACTGCCACAGCATTTCCTGCCGGGCCACCACGGTTCATCTGATTGAAACCGGCGATTGCCACTGCGACAAAATCATCAGCGTCTCTCACCAGTCGCTCCCGCGTCTCCACCAGCTCCCGAAAATAAGCTGAACTGTGGCTGCGCATTCTGGCCACCAGCAAAGGTGGCATTGCCTTTTCGATCGCTGGTAACAACGCCTGAATTTTTTCAACTGCATCAGGGGTGTCTTTCTCTACCCAGCGGAAAATTTTCTGGGTATTGCGAGCCAGGGCTTCCGGATGGCTGTCGTCATACAGTTCCGGGAACGTCATTCCCAGCTCGAAATACGCTTTGGTAATTTTCGCAGCCGGTACTTTTTCGCCGTCCGGATGCGCCCAGGCATTCATCGCCATGCGGATGTGTTCATGCTTGATTTTCATGAATCCCCCCCTTGGTTAGAAGGCGGATTATGATCAGAACCGGGAATGACAACCGTCGGTATGTGTAACTCATATTTGAGCGCCCCGGCAGTGACTGCCTGAATTAGCAACGCCCATTTCCACGGAACCTCTTCCCCCCACATGCTGACTGTGGTTTTTGACGTTCCTAGAGCGGCGGCTGTTTTAACAACTCCGCCAAAATAGCCTAATACTTCTGATTTTTTCATGAGTCGCTCCATAAAACTGAACGCCAAAAGTTTAATAATCAAAACCAAAGAAAGTCAAGAAACAAAACCATCTGTGTTTTAAAATCAAAACATGAACAAGCAAACAATATCTGAACGCATAACCCAACGTATGCATGCGCTAAACTTGAAAGGCAAAGACCTTGTCAATGCCACTGGCGCATCAAAAGGCTCCGTAAGTCAATGGATGAACGGTGGAGGAGCGCCGTCCTCGCGTTACATAAGTTCACTGGCAAAGATATTGAAAGTAAACGAAAATTGGCTTCTTAATGGAGGAGAGTTAAATACAGGTGATTCGCTTGATCTATCTTTACCGCCGATAAAAACGGTTCCGCTACTATCACTTCAGCAGGCAGCAAGCTGGAGTGATTATATGAAAAATTCCTCAATAACCTCTTGTGTGCAGCTTGTCGGAGAAATCCCGGCCAATACCTTTGCTGTTGTTCTAGAGAGTGACAGTATGTCGACATCTGGTGGTGGAGTTTCCATCCCAAATGGTTCAACAGTTTTTGTTGATCCCGATCGAATCGTACAACCAGGAAATATTGTCCTTGCCTTACCCAAAGGGACCACAACGCCTGTCATTCGCAAACTGGAGATAGAAGGGCCGGATATTCTTTTAGTCCCCACGAATCCTCGCTACCCTTCAATTATGCTGGATGATCTATCTTGCATATTGGGAGTATGCTTTAAAATTCAACAAGATATTTAACCAACCTCATCTATTTGATTAACTGTATGCCATCGTAGTGATGGCGTAACAGCTGCCTGCTTAAAATGTTTTGATAAAAAAACATTGACCTTAAATGTTCATTTTTCTAAACTTCATTCATTCCCTCACCCCGCCCCACAGAATGCAGGGCAATACTTCGAGTTACCAGGCAGTGGTCAGGGGTTAAGTAGCCAGCCCGAGGCGTAAGAACATGACGGCAGGGTTCAACTTTAATAACTATGCAGCAGGTTTTTGTTCCGCTACCCCGGCGTTAAGGGGAAATGAGGTCAGCATGGATACTATCGATCTTGGCAACAACGAATCTCTGGTGTACGGCGTGTTTCCAAACCAGGACGGCACGTTCACCGCAATGACGTATACCAAAAGCAAAACGTTTAAAACCGAAAATGGTGCCCGTCGCTGGCTGGAAAGAAACTCAGGTGAGTGATATGGATTTCGACACAATCATGGAAAAGGCTTACGAAGAATACTTCGAAGGCCTTGCCGAAGGCGAAGAAGCTCTCAGCTTCAGTGAGTTTAAACAGGCACTCAGAATAAGAATGTGCTCTCACAATGACGCGGAGCACAAATATGAGAAGCAAAATCAGACCGCAGAAAATTTTGTTCTGGAACCCGGAGAAACGCTTTTCAAAATTCCCGTTACGTGCCCCATTTGCGGTTTTACATCAGAAGAACTTGACGACTCCTGTAACAATCAGGAAACAACCAAGTATGTCGAAGATGATACCGAGTGCGCACGAAGAACGATTATATCCACGAGTCCAAACTCCAGGACCAATAAATCTCACTTTGAGAGGGTGATTAATCCACTCCCCCAAACCAATAAAAAAGATGCCGGAGGACAAAAAACCCAATGGAACAACGGGATATCTGTCAAAAAAAGACGTTCCATTAAAGACAAACAACGCAGCGCCAACAACTGTAAGCGCTTTATACCAGTAATCAATTTTCATGTTCTTAAGCGGATTTATTGGTGGTTGCGACATTGCTTAATGAATCCTTAA